CGAGCATTTCCGGCGCGCCGAACAGCTTGCCTGATGGTGTTAGACAGCCTTCGTTGAAAGAGCCGTCTTCAATGCGCAGGACGATAGAGCGCCCGAATGCGCGTGTAGCGGTCTGGATGGCCTTGAGGCCACGGGTATATTCGTTCATGGACTTGGTGTGGGCGGTTAGTGCAGTCATCGGGAATATCCTTGAGATTGGAATTAAGCGGCAACGGCCATTTTCTTCAGCATGTCGATCAGGTCGGATGCGTCACGAACTGTCAGGGCCGAAAGCGAGTAGGTGCGATTGCCGTCCCACGCGTCCAGAATGTCTACCACGCTCATGCCACGTTCAGCGCCTAACTTCTTGATGAACCAGATTTGCTTGTCGGTGGCATTCATCGTCTTAGTTCCTTGTGAGGCCAGCCTTTCCGGCCCTGACAAGTAGATATATACCCGATTTAAAATCGGAAGTCAAATATATAATTCCCCAATCAAACGCCCCGATCGCTCGCCGCGGTCGGGGCGTTTCTCTTTGCATAGGATAGATGCCTGACCGCGTGAGGTCTCAAGTCATCGGAGGATGTGATGTCGTGAAGCTCGCAACCATCCGCCCAAACCTCGCCGCCTTCGATGGTCGCCGGGTGAAGGCTCCCGCCAAGACGGCGGCAACCATCTATCAAAGCCCTGAGTTCCGTGCCTGGCGCGAGACAGTCATTACCCGGGCGGCAGGCCAGTGCGAAGCGGTCAACAACGGCGCCCGCTGCCGTAAGGCACAGCCCCGTCACCGCATGTTCGCTGACCACAAGATCGAACTGACAGACGGTGGCGCGCCCTTCGATCCCGACAATGGCCAGTGCCTGTGCGGGGCGCACCACTCGGCCAAGACCTTTGCGGCGCGCGCTGGCCGCCGGTGAGGCGGAAAGCAGGAAAAGACAATGAATTCAATGCTATAGGGTGAGGTCCCGGCGGATGGAGGCGGCAATAGACCCCTAGGGGGTATCGCCTCGACCCCTTGGCCTTCCGTCAACCGCGTTGGTAGGCACGTATAGATTTTATTTCTCACATGACCGAAAATCCAGAGCCGACCGACCTGCTGGGCGACCCGTTGAAGCCGTTGCCGGACAAACGCGGAAGGCGCAAATTGCGCTTCCCTGTTGAAGTCTATGAAAAGGTTGAGGTTCTGTCGGCTGGCGGAATGATGCAAGACGATATTTCCGACGCGATTGGCGTAAGCCCGCCGTCGCTCCGGAAATATTTTCGTCCGGAACTCGACAAGGGCGCGGCCAGGCAGAGGGCGATGGTCCTGAGCGCTTTGGCGACGCAAGCGCAGAAGGGCAACGTCTCCGCGGCGCGGGCGTACCTCGCCGAGATCGACAAGCATGGGGCGGCCGCGGCGCTGAAGAACCGGGAGCGCGCCGCGCCGCAGGCGCCAACGCCGCGAAAAGGCAAGAAGGAGGAACGCCAGGAAGCGGCCGCCAACGTCGCCGAGGCGGGCGGCAAATACGCGCCGCCTGAAGCGCCCAAACTGTTCAACTGATGCATTCGACCGCGTGCCTTGATTGGCGCGAGCGCATCGTCCAGCGCCGGTCGCTTATCCCGGCGCCGATCTTCGCCGACCAGGCCCAGGCGGCGCTCAACGTCTTCAAGTCGCTGCGCATCGTCGATGCGCCCGGCAAGCCGACCTTCGGCGAGGCCTGCGAGCCATTCGTCTTCGACTTCGTTGCCGCGATCTTCGGCGCCTACGACGTCGACAGCGCCCGGCGCCTGATCCGTGAGTTCTTTTTGCTGATCAGCAAGAAGAATTCCAAGTCGACCATCGCCGCTGGGATCATGATCACGGCGCTGATCCGCAACTGGCGCCACTCCGCCGAGCTGCTCATCCTGGCGCCGACGATCGAGGTCGCCAACAATTCGTTCCAGCCGGCCAAGGACATGGTCGCCGAGGACGCCGAGCTGAGAAATCTGCTCCGCGTCCAGGAACACACCCGCACGATCACGCACCGGATCACCAATGCGGTCCTGAAGGTGGTCGCGGCGGATTCGGACGTCGTCTCGGGCAAGAAGGCCGCCTTCGTCCTGGTCGACGAACTCTGGCTCTTCGGCATGCGCGCCGGCGCCGACGCGATGTTGCGCGAAGCAACCGGCGGCCTGGTCTCGCGGCCTGAAGGCTTCGTCATCTACCTGACGACACAGTCCGTCGATCCGCCGGCCGGGGTGTTCAAGGCCAAGTTGGAATATTTCCGCGCCGTTCGTGACGGCAAAATCATCGACCCGCGCAGCCTGGCGGTGATCTACGAGTTTCCGGAGACCATGATCAAGGCGCAGGCCTATCTGCGCTCTGAAAACTTCTACATCACCAACCCCAACCTCGGCCGCTCGGTCGACCTCGAGTGGCTTAGCGACGAGCTTGGCAAGGTGCTGCGCGCCCCGGCTGGCCGCGTCGCCTTTTTGGCCAAGCACCTCAATGTCGAGGCGGGGATGTCATCCCGGTCGGATAATTGGGCCGGCGCCGAGTTCTGGAAAAAGCGCGCGGATCCGCGCATCACGCTGGCCGACATCATCGCGCGCTCGGAGGGCATCGTGGTCGGCCTCGACGGCGGCGGCCTCGACGACCTTTACGGCATGAATGTACTCGGCCGCGAAACCGAAGCGGTCGAAGTCGCGGCTGCGGCCGCGCCTGAGGAGATCCAGGAGCCGGTCAACGGCAAGAAACACATCAAGCGCTGGCTCAGCTGGGCCCGCGCCTGGGGGCACAAGATCATTTTCGAGCGCCGCCCGGGCATCGTGAGCAAGCTGCTCGACTTTGAAACCGGCGGCGACCTGGTCATGCTCGACGACGGCGCGATGGAAGGCGGATGGCCCGCCGATATCGCCCAGATCATCGATATCATCGTCCAGATCCGCGACGCAGGCCTGTTGATCTGCGTCGCGGTCGACCCCGCCGGCCTCGGCGAGCTGATCGACGCGTTGGCAGTGGTCGGGATCACCCAGGAAAACCGCGAAACCGGCCGCAACTACGTCATAGGCGCTCCGCAAGGCTTCGCGATGATGAACGCGCTGAAGACCGCCGAGCGCAAGCTGGCCAACGGCACACTGCAACACGCCGATCAGCCGGTCATGGACTGGTGTGTCGGCAACCTTCGCATCGAGGCCACGGCGACCGCGATCCGCGCCACCAAGCAAAACGCCGGCGACGCCAAGATCGACCCGGCAATGGCCCTGTTCAACGCCGTGACCGTTATGGCCACCAATCCCGAAGCGCCGCGATCGGTCTATGAGGATCACGGCCTTTTGTTCGTCTAACCGCGAACCATCCTTGAGGCCGCGATGACCAACCAATCCCCGCGGCCGCAGCGTGCCCAGTTCCTCGCCGAGCGCGCGCTCGAGGCGGCCTTCGTCGCCGGCGCGGGCCTCATCATTTACGGCATCTGGGACATTTACCACCCGGCGGCCTTTATCGTCGCCGGCGCCTTCCTTCTTTGCGGCGCATTCATGATCGCGCGGAAGAGCGCCTGATGGGTTGGCTCACGCGCCTCGCGGCGCCATCTCGCGCGAAAGGCGCGATGTCGATCGACGAATGGTGGTCGGAGTTCGGCCCCTCATCCGTCAGCGCCGGCGGCATGGCCGTGACGCAGCTCACGTCGCTGCAGGTCACGACCGTCCAGGCCTGCTGCTCGATCCGCGCCGAGGACGTCGCCAAGCTGCCGGTGCATGTTTATACGCGTCTGCCCAACGGCGGCCGCAAGATCGTCACGCAACATCCGCTCGAGCTGCTGCTGCAGAAGCCGAACGACTATCAAAGCCGGTTCGAGTTCATCGAACAGATGCAGCTCAGTATCCTGCTCCGTGGCAACGCCTACGCGGTCATCCTGCGCGACGGCCGCGGCCGCCCAACGGCGCTTGTTCCGATCAATCCGGACCGGGTGTGGCTCTACGAAGCGCCTCGCGGCGAGATCTTCTACCAGGTCGCGCGGCGCGGCATGCACGAAACGGCGGTCCTGGCGTCCATGCCGCTGATGATCCCGTCGGAGGATATTTTTCACCTGCGCTGGATGGCGCTCGACACGTCGCTCTATGGCGCGTCACGGATCGGCCTGGCGCGCGAGGCGATCGGCCTAGCCTTGTCGCAACAGGAACTGGCGGGCCGGCTGTCGGCCAATAGCACCAATCTTGGCGGCGTTCTCACGACCGAGCAGAAGCTTACACCCGAGGCGGCCGTGCGCCTCAAAAAGTCCTGGTCGGACCAGAAACAAGGCCTGCGCAACGCCGGCGACACGGCCGTGCTGGAGCAGGGCCTCAAATGGCAACCGATGGGCATGAGCGCCCGCGATGCCGAGATGATCGCGTCGCGCGGCTTCCAGGTCCAGGAGATCGCCCGGCTGTACCGGATGCCGATGCACAAGCTGGGCGTCATCGAACGCGGCGCCGGCACGTCGATCCCGGAGATGAACCAGGAATACGCCAACGACGTCATTTCCAGCGACCTCGGCCGCTGGGAGGCCAAGCTGGCTCAGACATTCGACCTGGCGGCGGATGACGTCTTCGTCGAGTTCGACGTCGCCGGCCTGATCCGGGCGTCGCTGATGACGCGCTACCAAGCCTATCGCGCCGGCATCACCGGCATGTTCCTCAAGCCCAACGAAGCGCGCCGCGCCGAGGGCCTTCCCGACGATCCGGACGGCGACAAGCTTTACCAGCCGACCAACATGGCGCCGCTCGGTTTCGAACCGACGGGCGCCGAGACCGGCCCGGGCAGCGATATCACCGGACAACCGGCGCCGGGTGGCCTGGGCGATCCGTCTGCAACGCCGACCGACACCGCACCCGACAACTGAGCAAGGGCGAGCATATGAAACGAGCATTTCCCGGCTCAGGGCCAGAGGTCGCGGCGCAATATCAGCGCGCCGGCCACTTCCTGTTGGCGACGATCTTCGGCAAGGCCGACTCAGAAACCTGGTGCCACAAGAAAGGCGTCGCGATCACCAGGGCGACGTCCGAAGGCATCGGCTCGGGCGGCGGCTTCCTGGTGCCGCTTGAGCTCGAAAACGCCATCCTGGATCTGCGCGACAGCTACGGCGCGTTCCGCCGCCGCGCCTGCGTCTGGCCGATGGGCTCGGACAGCTCGGTTTTCCCGCGCCGCACCGGCACGGCCAGCGCCTACTTCCTGAGCGAAGGCCAGTCGGCCTTCAGCGGCGCCGGCACGAACACCGGGATGGACGCCGTCGATCTGACCGCGAAAAAGCTTGGCGCGCTCGTGCTCGTGTCGAGCGAACTGGCCGAGGATTCGCTTCACGACATCGTCGACTATGTCGCCAATGAACTGGCCTGGGCCTTTGCCGTCAAGGAAGACGCCTGCGCTTTCAATGGCGACGGCACATCGACCTATGGCGGGATCCATGGCGTGACGACACTGGCGCTCGACGGCAACCATGGCGTCGCCAAGGTCATCGCTGCGGCGCTGCACACGACCTTTGCCACCTTGTCCGGCGGCGACCTGGCCAACCTGATGTCGGCCGTCCGCGCCTCGGCCATGCCGCGCGCCGCCTGGTTCATCAGCCAGATGGGTTTTGGCCAGGCGATCGCCAACGACGCCACCGGCGGCTACCTCTACGACGGCATGGTCGACGGCATCGCCACGCCATTCTTCAACGGCTTCCCGGTCATCCTGACGCAGGCATTGCCGCAGATCGCCACGACGCTGACCGGCCAAGCCATGATGGCGTTCGGCGATATGTACGGCGCTGCCGTGCTTGGCCAAAGGCGCGGCCTGACGATCGCGCGCAGCGACCAGCGCTACCTCGAGCACGACCAGTTGGCCATCCTCGCGACCGAGCGCTTCGACGCCGTGATCCACGACATGGGCGACAACGTCAACGCCGGCAGTCTTGCCGTGCTGGTTGCGCCGTAAGGAACCGACCATGACCATGAAGCTTCTTTCGACGGACGGTTTCCGCGCCGCGGCCAAGGATGGCGGTCACCCGGAGGGTACCGTCTTCCGCTTCTCCTCGACCCAGCCGGAAACGCAGGGCGAAGACGACGCGCGCACGATGCGGTTCGTGTTCAGCGACGCCACCATCGACCATTCCGGCGACAGTATCGACCCGAAGGGCTGGGACCTCAGCGTCTTCAAGCGCAATCCTGTCGCCTTGTTCAGCCATATGAGCTGGGAGCCGCCGATCGGCCGCGCCTCCAATGTCGCGGTGCAAAACGCCAAGCTGATGGGCGATATCGAATTCGCGACGGCCGAGGTCTATCCTTTCGCCGACACCATCTACCGCCTGATCAAGGGCGGCTTCATGAACGCCGTATCCGTCGGTTTCCTGCCGACTGACTGGGTGTTCAGCTCAGACAAGGACCGGCCGTACGGGATCGATTTCAAAAAGCAGACCCTGCTCGAGATATCGCCGTGTCCGGTGCCGTGCAACCCCAATGCGCTCGGCGAAGCGCGCAGCCTCGGCATCGACACGGCGCCCCTGGTCGAGTGGGCGGAGAAGGTGCTTGATACCGGTGACGTCGTCTTCATGCCGCGCAAGGATGTCGAGACGCTGCGCACGCAGGCCAAGGCCGTCGAGCCGACGCGGTTTTACATCCAGACAGACAAGGCGCTCGGCGCCGACCAGGCCAAGCGCCTCGGCGAGGCGTTCGAGCGCTGGCAAAAGGATCCGGGCGTCGTGCTTGTTCTCGACGGTGGCCTGACGCTGCGCTCCACCGCCGAGCTCAAGGCCGAAAACTGGACGTGCGGCGCCGCGCGCGATCTGCCGTTGGACGACGAAGGCACGTGGAACGGCTCGGCGGCCGAGGCGGCGATCTTCGCCCATGCCGGCGGCGACGGTTTCGATCCGGATATCGCCCGCCAGGGCTTCCTGGTCTACGACTCCAGCCTGCCGAAGCTGCGCGGGTCATACAAGCTGCCCTTCGCCGACGTCATCGACGGCAAGTTGACCGCCCGCGCATCGGGGATTCGCGCCGCCGCGTCGCGCCTGCCCGACACCGATATCCCCGACGGCGTCAAGACAACCGCTCGTGCCGTCATCGATCATTACGAAGCCCAGATGACCGCGGCGGGCAAGACGGCGCCGCAAGGGAAGGCCGGCCGGCGGATTTCGGCGGCGACGAAGGCGAAGCTGCAGCAGGTCGTCGACTATCACGCCGCGGCGACCAAGTGCGTCCAGGACATCATGGATGCCGATGAACAGCCCGGCGACGACGCCGCTCCCGACGCCGAACTGACGCCTGAGCCCATGGCCACGGTCATCCCCGACGATATGACGCCCGAACAGCGTCGGCTCAAAGAGGCCCGCGATCTCAAGGCGTCTCTTCCGACCAACGACTGATCTTCTTCCGGTCTCCGACAACCGATGAAGCGGCGGCGCGCAATCGCCGCCCTGCTGTAACCCGCGCCTAGGCAACGCATCCTGGCGTCCGCGCGACGCCGTTTCCCACCATTATGGAGCCACAAAAATGGCGAAGAAGCACGAGCTGCGCCAGGCCTTGAGCAAGGCAGCAGATGAACTGGAGTCGATGGCCGGCAAGTCCGAGGCCGACGGCTTCAAACAGGACGTCTACGATGCCCTGAAGGAAAAGATCGCCGATCTGCAGACGCAGTTGAAGCGCGTCGAAGAGGCCGAAAAGGTCGCCGCCAGCCTGGCGACGCCCGTCCCGGGCCAGGACCGCATGACGCCGTCGGCACCCGCCAGCGCGCACAAGCTTTACGGGCGCCTGAAGAACTTCCAGGACCGCGAGATCGGCGGCCAGATGGTCCGCGCCGTCGACCAGGCCTACACGGCCGGCATGTTCCTCAAGGCGACGATCTTCAATAACGCCGAGGCCATCGATTGGTGCAAGTCGCGCGGCGTCGCCGTGGCCAAGGCCCAGGGCGAAGGCGTCGACTCCGCCGGCGGTTTCCTGGTGCCGGAAGAGCTGCTGGCCAACATCATCATCCTTCGCGAAGAATTCGGCGTTTTCCGCAGGGAATGCCAGGTCGTCCCGATGGGCAGCGATACGCTCAACTGGCCGCGTCGCGTCGGCGGCCTGACTGCCTATTTTACCGGCGAAAATCAATCCGTCACCGAGTCGCAGGCGCAGTGGGATAACGTCAACTTGACGGCCAAGAAGCTGGCGGCGCTGACCCGCATGTCCAACGAAATCGCCGAGGACGCGGTCGTGTCGATCGCCGATTGGCTCGTCGGCGAAATCGCCTATGCCTTCGCGGCCAAGGAAGACGCGTCGGGCTTCAGCGGCGACGGCACGTCGGCCTTTGGTGGCATCCGCGGCCTGTCGAACATCTTTGCCGACGGCAACCATACCTTCGGCCAATATCAGGTGTCCTCGGCGACGCTCACCAGCCTCACCATCGCCGACTTCACCGGGACGACGGGCCTCCTCCCGCAATACGCGCTGAAAAGCGCCAAGTGGTACATGAGCCAGCAGATGTTCCTGTCGGCGGCCGGCACCGTGCTGGCCAAGGGCGGCGGCAACAAGATCGAGGATCTGCAGCAAGGCATCCGCTCGGCTGTCGGGACAAATATCGACCCGCTGAATCCGATGCTGATGGGCTTCCCCGTCGCCATCTCGCAGCAGCTGCCGATTTCCACCCCGGGCTCGGGCCTGCCGATGTTCTATTTCGGCGACCTCAACAAGTCCTCGGCGCTCGGCGAACGCCGCGGCGTGACCATCAAGCGTTCCGATCACCGTTATTTCGAGAACGACCAGATCGGCCTGCTCGGCACCGAGCGCTTCGACATCAACAACCACGACCTGGGCAGCACGACCGCCGCCGGGCCGCTGGTCTGCGCCAAGAGCCCGTAACCGGTTTAGCCACGTCCGCTTCCGCCTTTCCTTCGCGCGGGTGAAATGCCCGCGCGCCTATCCATTCTCGTGCACAGGAGCGCACAGCCATGACTCCCCAGGGTAAACTTGTTCTCGATTCCGTGACCGGCGCCGGCTCGGCGACCAATGCCGGCACCTTTACCAGCGCCAATATCGACACGCTGGACGTCGACTTCGTCACCATCGACGTCTCGGCGACGACGCAGTCGGCCTCGACCCAGGCCGGTTCGCCGTCGGTCCTGAAGATCCAGGAAAGTGACACGACCGTCGCCTCGACCTTCACCGACGTCGTTGGCTTCCGCGGCGGCTCGGCCACGGCGACCAATGTCGATTTCGTCGTCGGCGTCGGCAAGACCTCGGGCGTCAACGCCTACAAGTTCAATGTCGATTGCCGCCCGCGCAAGCGTTACCTCAACCTGGTGATCTCGCCAACCACGACCCAGACCTTCCAGGTCAATGCCAACGGCTTCCGCGTGGCCCAGGCGCCGATTACGGCGACCAAGGCCGGCGTTACCAACCTGGTCGAAGGCTAGGCCGATGCATAGCCTCGATCACGTGTTGCACATCGCGGCGGTCCTGCTGCAGGGCAAGTTCGACGCCGAACCGCACCACGTCAAGACGGCGGTCGCCACGGCGAAGCTGCTGCTCGACGAGGTGCACGGCGCCCCCGAGGCGCATGACGTTCCGGACGAAAGACTGGCG